ATGACACCACTTTTTGTGTATGGCACCTTACAGAAGGGCCGTGAGAACGAGCATCTACTTAGCCGTATCGGCGGCGAGTGGATAGCCGCGACTATTCGAGGCACTTATTATCCCAAAGCCTGGGGGCTGGCCGCCGACTTTCCGGGCGTTATCCTCGATGAGCAGGCCGACGACGTTCCGGGGTATCTTTTTATTAGTCCGCAACTCGCTGACCACTGGCCAGCATTGGACGAATTCGAGGCTGGCTACGACCGCATTATCACCACCGCGACCACGGCAGATGGGCAACGCTACAAGGCATGGGTTTATCAAGTTCAGCCACCTTTTCCAGCGTAGATTATTGATATTGTAATAATCCTAATCACTGCGAAGAATCTGCCTTAAAAAACAGCAACTAACTCGACAGCACTGGATTAGGCTACTCGGATGCTTTATACTCCCTGCCACATTAAGGCCCCTTAGCTCAGTCGGTTAGAGCAGACGACTCATAATCGTTTGGTCCCCAGTTCAAGTCTGGGAGGGGCCACCAAATTTTCCCTGTTAAATCAGGACATTAAGCCACTCTATTGAGTGGCTTTTTTGTTGTTAATTTTGTAATTGGCAGCAAATTGGCAGCAGTGATTTTTGTTTAGGCATAAAAAAACCCGCTTACTGCGGGCTAATTTACAAGAATAAGTGCTGTTGACCGCCTCTTGATGGGTGAGGGGGAACCGGATTTACAACTTTAGGTGCTGCAATTATTGATGTTATGGTTTCATGTGATTTGAATGTGCAACCACAGTTGATATTTTGGCACTGGTTATAGCGCTCTTTAGTATCATTGGTTATTTGCATACTGCTACGGGTATGTGCTGCTTGCTGGCATAGCGGGCAATTCATCATAATTGTGATTCCCTTTACTTTGGTAATCACATAATGATACATGACTTACCCAATTGAGAACATATTATTAATTAATCATTACTTCCATCTCAATACTTGTCGTAAATCCCCCATCGCTGCTCACGGTATGCGTGAGCGTAGTGATCACCCATTCCGCCTCATCAATCTGCTGCTTAAACCCTGTCACCTTGACGGGCATTTCGGTATAGAGATCGGCGCGGCCCTCCGCTAATTGCAGCGAGAAGGTTGCGACACCGCGCTGCAATTTCTCCCACTGTGCCTTAGCGGCTCTGGCGGCATTATCCCGGCTAGCGTAGGTGCGACTTAGCACCAATACGTTATCGTCAGTGCCGATAAGGTAATCACCCTGTTTGCTGTCAGTGTTTTTCTTAATGGTTGTTTTGCGCTTGGCGGTTGTGGTTTTTTTCTCGCTTGGGTCGCGGGTATCAAGCCAGCCCGCAATTACACCCGTGTAAGCTTCCCTGTCCGCCAGTGAGAATCGGTGGCTGTCACCCGACTGTCGAGTGAGGGTGATAACGGGTAGTGCTCTGCCGCTGGCCGTCTTGGCTTGACCTTGGCGGATGAAAAGTAAGTTACCGTTTTTGACGCTGGCAATTGCCCCGTGTAATCGGGCTAGGCGCATTAAAAAGCTGCCGTCGCTTTCGTTTGTTTGGTCGATATGGTCAATCGCCGTGTTCGCAATATCCTGACCGAGTGCGAGTTTGAGGCTATGCTTGCTCGCAATCTTACTCACAACATCTTGCAGTGTTGTGTTATGCCATGACTTATCACGACGCACATTTAAGGTTTGTCGAAAATCAGCACTGCGTGCACGGATGGTCAGCTTATCCGGTGCGCCGCCATGCTCTACCTCATCCACAGTGAACGACCCTTTATTAAACAAAGGCGCGCCTTTCCAGCCCAGCGCCAAATTAATCACCGCCCCACGCCGAGGCATTTCTAGCAACCCGTCAGAGTCGTCCAGCTCAATATCAAGCTGGTCAGCCTCAAACCCTCGGTTATCGGTAAGGGTTAAATTCATCAGGCGATTAGCCAGCGTTATTGTCCTGTCTTTACCTGCAATGGTTACACTAAAATCGGGTGATTTATTCGTCATTGCCATAGCTCCCCGACACTGCCCAGCGCTGAACTTGCCGTGTCTTTCAGGCTATTCAGTTGCTCACCGAGATCACCGAACATTTCCGATAACGACTCATCGACCCGTTTTAGGGTTAAGGTAAATTCGATACGCTTTGGCATTCCACTGTCGAAAAACTCTGTTTTGGTCTGACTTAGCCCTTCGATCACATACATGCCGTAAATGGTGCCGCTTCCCTCAATGAGCGGCCATGCTTTTCCCTGCTCTGCCATCACCTCAAGGGCGAGTAACGATAAACGCCCGCCTGTAATTTCAGGCAGTAGCACGCCCGAAAGCGTGAGACTGTCATTATCTGGGCCAAGGTATTGCGTTGAGGGACGGCGATTAACCCGTCCATTGGTGGCGTGTCGCCAGTTTCGCTGATACTGTAATTCCTGATAGGGCACCGTGCGAAGCGCAAAAACGTATAATCCGAGTACCATCATCATAAGTCGAATCCTCCTTGGTCACTGAAATTACTGCGGGCCTTAGCTTGGGCTTTTCGCTCTCGGGCATCTAATTGCCGTGCGACTTCGCTAGCAATATCACTCGCTGACTGTCCCGGCTGTGCGTAGATGGTGATCGGCGCGTTAATGTCATAACGATGGGTAATGACGCTCGGCTGGCTAGGCGTGCGAGTCACCGTATTTGCCTGATTCGGTGTGGCCGTTATTAATGGTGTCGCTTGCGCATCGGCTTGAGGAAGTGTGACACCCATAAAGCCCGCCACCACTGAGGCCAGTGCGGTAGTTTTACGGCGACTGGTGATATTCGCCGGACCATTGACAATCTCAGGGCCATTCTCGCCCACAATGCCAAATTGTCCGCGTCCAATCCTCCCGCCTGTGTCGTACATGCCCGCATAGCCTATTGGTGGAAAACCGCCCGCAGGAAGCACAGCTTTGCCTTGCTTATCGGTGCTGGCAATGTTCGGGGCTTTGGGGAGTGTTGGCGCGGAGCCTTTGCCTGTCAACCAATCAGGCAGATAATCACTCAATGACGAGAGCTTAGTTTTCAGGGCTTCCCATTTGCTGTTAATTCCAGCCAGTAGGCTATCAATCAGTGCGCCACCGAATGAGGCAAATTGTTGAGGGAGTACGGCAATCTCAGTAATAATAGCGGACCACAATAGGCTAAAACTTTGCTTGATGACCTCCCATCGAGAAGACACGGCATTAGCAATGCCATCCCATAACGCATGGAATTTAGGGCCGAGTGTGTCCCAATGCCGCCAAATTAATAACGCACCTGCTGCGATTAAGCCTATAACCGTCAAAATGGGGTTGGCTAGCATCAAACGGCCTAACCATAAAATACCGTTACCGACAAGATTTAATACGTTACGGATCAGTCCAAATCCAGATGTGAATTTTAGGCTCAATACGCTCGCACTCATCCTGACTAAAGCCATCGGCCCCAGCACTGAGGCGAGAGCTAATGATAGTGCTCCTGCTCCAATTGCAGCGACAGTAAAGACAGCACCCATTACAAATAATGCACGGGTAAATTGTGGGTGTGCTTTAACAAACACATCAAGCCATGAGGCAAGATTACCCAACCAATCAGCAATCACTTTTAACTGTGGTGCAACAGTTGCACCGATACTCGATAGGGCGTTAGTAAAAGAACCGCCAGCCGCTTCCCACTTATTTGCCAGCGTACTAAGTGAAGCATCAACCCTTTCTCGTAAGCTCGCTTGCTGTGTTAGCTTATCCGCCGCCTCTTGATAGCCTGGCATTCCTTTAGTGATCATAATATTGAGCACTTGTAAGGTTTCAGCGTCATCACCAAATAACGTTTTTAGAACAGAGCCTCGCTGTTGAGTACTCAGTTTTCTCAACTGAGCCAACTGTTGATACATCTTTTCGACCCCGCCAAACTCGCCGTGACCGTCGGTAAAATCAAAATGTATTCCGGTTCCTTTGGTTTGAATATTCGCTGCATCAACGCCTTTTACATCAAGCATTGATTGAAACACTTTTCGATAGGCATTACCGGCTGATTCCCCCGCCATGCTTGACTGGTCGGCCATGACCAACAACGGAGCGAAAACCTTGGCGGCATCTATTCCCTTTTTTCGGATAATATCCATCGCGCTACCGATTTTCGCGTAGCCTTGCAGCATGTTGCCCGGATCAACCCCGGCGTAAAATCCCTTTTGGATGATGTCGGTTAGCGCCATCATGTCCTTTTCACTGGTTTGCGTGGCGTCTTGTAGCTTCGCCGCAAACTCTGCCGCATCAGTTGGGGCCATGCGTAGTTGCACGCCAAGGTAAGCCGTCGCCTCACCCAACCCGCCGAGAATGGTTTGTGCGCTCATACCTTGACGGCGGAGCATGGTCATCATGTTTTGAAAGTCGGCTGTCGTGCCCGGCAATTTATCGCCCAAGCGGGTCGCCAGCTCATTAATCTGCTTAAATTCGGGTAAGACTTTTGCGCCCGGTCCCATCATGGAGGCAGCAAGTTGTGTCGAGGCGTTTTCTGAGTCGGTATAAGCTCTCACCGGGGCGAGTAAACTTAATCCCGTAGTCACCCCTGCTGCCATTGCTCCCGCTCCGGTTCCGGCGAGGTTATTTCTCAGTTCAAGACTTTTTTCGCTAAGGGCTTTGATGGCGTTCAACTTACGTTGACGCTCACCGACTTGCTGCAATCGGCGCTCTTGTTCCGAAAGCTGCTGATTATAGCGCTGTGTTTCTTGACGAATGCGCGCGGTTTCCCGCGAGCCACCATTAGCCGAGACACCAAGGCGATAAAGCTCTGCCCGCACCAATGCCATCTGTCGGGTTTCTTTTTGCTCGGCGTCTTGTAATTTTGATACCGCACGCCACTGCTTTTCTAGGGCGTCGGTTTGCCTCTTGGTAGGGGTAGTGAGCGCGGAATATTCCTGCGTCATTAGCTGCGCTTTCATCGTCGCTTGCGCCAAGGCGTCACGCGTCGCATTGACACTTGAGTTTAGTTTTTGAAAGCTGCTGAGTTGATTGCCGCTCGTTTCAAGGCGTTTGAGTTGTTCGCGGGTTTGTTGGATTGCTCCGGCAAGAGCCTTGGTGCCTTGTTGCGCTTGCTTAAAAGGGCGCGTGATTTTATCCACCGCGCCCATCACCACCTGTAATCGTAAATTTCTATCACTCATCGTATGCCCCGCTGCGCTTGACGGCTTTCTCGCGCCACTCCATCACCTCACTGAGTGGCATATCTTGCGTGACAGAGGGCGGCCAATGAAAAACAGTGGCAATATCTGCCACTAAGTCCGTGACCGTTAGGTCGTCGGCAAATCGGCAAGCACCGATTTCGGTAACAAAAAAGTGACCACCTCGACCGCCATTGCGGTGAGATCGGCAGGGTCCATCACTCCCAGTTCGGGCGCTGTCAGGGCGGGCGTTGAGATGCGCGGAATAATGATCATCATTGCCGCGACGTCCATTTCCATCACGGCATTAAGCCTCGTGCCGCGCAGTGCGCCCGCAAGTGGCTTGCTCAGGGTCACTTCGCTGATTGTGGTCTCGCCACGCGTAATCGGTGTATCGAGGATAATGATTTTTTCTTGGGTTTTGTCAGTCATAACAATTCATCCGATGAGGCACCGTGAGGGTGCCGAGTGAGTTTATAGGCCAATTGCCTTGCGATGGGCGTCAAGCATGTCTTTACCTCCGACCAGCTCAATCATGTTGATAAGGTCAACCTCGTAAAGCACCTCGCCGTTAATGGTCAGCTTGGCGTAGCTATTGGTACAGGTCACTTTTGTGGTGTTGCTGTCACCCGTTTTCCATTCGCCTGAATCCAGCTCTTTATAGCGCCCGCGTGTCACCATCTCGACCGCTTGCACCTCTCCGGTGTCATCCCGTTGAATTGACCCGGTAAAGCGCAGTTGAATACCGTCAGCTGTGGCTTGGCTCATCTGCTTAAACAGCAATAACTCGGTGCCGCCGATAGAAAATTCCGTGTCGAGTGCGCCATCATCTAAGCCTAAATCGACATCAACGGCACCGGGCATCCCGCCGCCGCGATACTTTTCAAACTTACGGGTAAACTTCGGCAAGGTGATTGATTCAACAATGCCGACGTAGTTATTTCCGTCGTTAAACAGGTTTAAGTGCTTGAGATTGCGTGGTAGTGCCATGTTTCCCCCTAGGCGCTTACTTGGCTTGAGAAATCCAGTAAATACTGGTCAGTAATGCGCTGGCGTAGCATCAGGTTCTCTAATGGCGGCACAGGCGTGTAATCGTAATCAATGGTCAGTTTCCCCGCTTTGAGCGAGTCCTTATTATTGACCGATTCGTCCAGCCAGCAATCGGCCCCAATGAGATAGCCTTGCGTGACGAGGCTTCGCAGTTTTGCGCGTAACCCTTCGATAATGTCGCGAGCCAGTGACGGGTTTAGTGCGCCATCAACCGCCCACATTTGCCCTTCGGCCATCGTGTCCGCGAGCACTTGCGCGGTGCGGGTGTAACTCTCAAAGGCAAATAGCGGGTCGTCACTCAAGCAACGTGAACCCCAAAAGCGAAAGCCGTCTTTACGAATTAACGTGGTGATGTCGTTTTGGTTGAGTAATCCCGCATCGGTCGCTGGGTCTTGTAAGTCCCAAAACACATCGGCAGAAATCCCGGTCACGCCATTAACACCAACATTTGATAGCGACTTATGCCAGCCCGTTTGCTCGTCAATCTTGGCACGCAGTCCTAACGCGCGCGCTGTGGCATAGGCCGTGGCATCTGCATTAAGTACCGTGTCAAAACTGATAAAGTCCGGCCAAATCACCATACCTTCGCGTTGTGAGAAGTTGGCACGATAGACGATAGCCTCCTGCACTGTTTTACAGCCATAGGCGGAGAGATAGGCAAAGGCGCGCAGACTTTGCGCCACACTGAGTAATTCAGTGGCGACGGCTTGGGTGTCGTGACCGGGCACACCAAGGATGCGCGGCTTAACACCAAGTTGTGCCGGGGCCGCGAGTAAGGCTTTCATGCCTGTACGCTTTCCGTCAGCGGTGACACCGCCAATAATATTGGACGTGGTTTCAGCTTCGCTTTCGCCTTGTGGGACACGCACCACGACGGTGACAGGTTTGGATTGGTCGCCAATGGCATCAAGGGTTTTAGCCAGCGTGCCCGTTTTACCCGCTTTGCCACTGGCGGTTAACACGTCCGTAATCAGTACAGGCGTATTGAGAGGGAAGGTAGCAGCGTCGGCATCGTCCGCCGTACAGACAATGCCGACAATCGCGGTACTGACTGTTGAAATAGTACGGGTGCCGTCGTTAACTTCGACGACGCGCACGCCGTGGTGATAGTCTTGGGCCATCAGAAAATCTCCGGTTTACAGGGTAGTCCTATGTTCCGGTGTCTGGTCAGAGATTGCACTTGATGGGGAATGTGTGACGGATGGTACAACAACCCCGCATCATGCGGGGTTAGGTTTAGGCAGGGACGCTTGCGGCCAGTTAATGTCGGGTGCGGTTGAGGTATCCACACGGGTGAGTAATACCCGGTATTTACGCCATGCGGTAAGCTGGTCTTTTTCCTCATCGGTTGCCATCTCCAAATCGACGGCATCTTGTAGCGGATTAATCGTATCAGTGGCTTGTTGCAATCGCTGGGCTTTCTCGCTGTTTGCACGGTCAATCGCTGCTTTCTGCTCGGCGTCTTTATCCATTTCCCAACTTGAGCCGTTCCATACATCAAACGGGCTAGCCGGGGCCAGTGCGACATAACCTGACGGCGGCGGGCCAATTTCTGCAATCACTATGGCGTGTTGGTCTTTGGTGGAATAATACGTCTGTCCGCGATGGTCTTCGTTGAGTGTCCACGCTCCTGACGCAAATACCCACACGCGACCCGCAGCCTGATCGCCGGGCGCAATCAGGGTTGAGCTACCCGGAATTGAAACTCCCTCGGGGATAGTTTCATCGCTCACCCCAAGATATTCACCCATGAGCGAGTCATAGTGATAGACACGGGCTGTGCCCTCGCTGACCGCATGGCCGTTTTCGTCAAATTCAATTGTCATTATTTAGCCCTTACTAAGAAGTTAAATGCGATATTGCGGGGTCGGACAGTTCGATAAGTTGTGCCTGTAGATTGGCTCGTTGTCTGCGCCGTATACACGGCATAGGAGGGATGCGCCTTTCCTATTTCGTAATCATCAATATCAATACCGTTGTATCCATTGAATCCGCCAAGCGTCACAGCAATACCTGACCCTGCCTGCGCTGATAAAAGACTTCGTCCGCTGTCCACACCTCTGCCATCATCCCAAATACGCGGAAACTCGCCGCGGGCTTCTATCAGCGTGAGACTTGGAACAACCAACGCTAATTTTGGATATTTACTGGCCGAGAACGACGCACCGTTCCACTTTAAAAACTCCATTCCGGCCCATTCTGGCAATAACTCGTTTGGCATTTTTGCCGAGGGCCAGAAAAACGGCATACCGATGGGGAAGGTGCCGGACGGTGCGCCCGTTAATCCGAGATAATCCAATAGTGCCGCCACATCTTTACTGCTTAACGCCGTCAAGGTCTTATCTAGGGGCTGCTTACCAGCCAGTGCATTGGTCATGGTCGTGGCAAAGTTCGGGTCGTTACCCAGGGCTGCGGCCAGCTCGTTAAGTGTGTCCAAGGCGGCAGGAGACGAGGCGACCAGTGCAGCAATTGCTGCTTGCACAAACTCGGTCGTGGCAATCTGCTTACTATTGGCGCCCGCTCCTGCAGTGGGGGCTTTAGGTACGCCCGTTAGTTCAGGGCTGGCCTTGGGGGCATATTGCGTATGCGGATCAGCGGCAGCAACATGCTTTGCCAGCTTGTCATCAATATAAGCGGTTAGCTCAATGACTTTATCATCAACATATTTACGCGTCGCCAGCACAATCGATGGGTCTATTTTAAGCGTAATATTATCGGTGCTACTGGTGATCAAAATCATTCGCACGGTTTGCGTGCGTCCGCTGCCCTCGGCAAGCAGGGGTTTATAACTCTCGGCGCAGTTACCGACCGCAATCAACGCCCCGGACTCGTCAAATAAGCCAACCTCTCTAATCCACCATCCGCCCTCGTTTTCAGGGATCACCTGCTCGGCGATGATTTGGCTGGCGTTCTGCGGGTCGATGTACAATTGATTTAGTGCCGCCCGGCGTTTTTCACCAACGAGCTTAGTTTGCTGGGCGCTTGGCGTCGGTAATGCGCCACCGCCATCGCCGACCGCCATTTGGGTGATTTTTAGCGGTACCCCTAACGCTGTGGCGTTGGCAAGTTTCGCGGCACCAATATCGGTCAGTAAGGTATAAAATTTTGTGCTCATGGTTTAACTCTCATCGTGTCGATAAGGTGGATCGCACTCCCGAGATAATCGGTACCTGCGGACAGAATGACTTCATTGAAATAGGGATAAACGGTGATTTCATCGCCAAGATAATTGGCGGCACCAATAACCACGGCACCATTGGTTTGCAGGTTTATCGACATACCAATTAAATGACGGCTACAGGGTTTTGCATCACTGATAAGTCGCTCAAGCTCGGCGTAGGTCTCCTCGGTAATGCCCTTGTCTTGCACGCCAATATCAAGGCGAAAAGTGCCGGGGGCTTCTCCGGTTTGCCACCATTCAATAATGCGGATAAGAAAACCGAACGGCTCGACCACGCGGCGAATGGCATTGGTCGTTCCTTTGTGTTGGTGAATATAAAAGGCATCTTTGACGATTTGCCGTTTAACGCTCTCCTCCCAGCTTTCATCCCAGCGGTCAACCGAGAACGCCCACGCCAGATAGGGTAAGAAACTGACCGGACAGCTCGCAGGGGTCCACAGGTCGCGCAGCGGGACCGATAAATCCGCCATATCGCTACAGACTTCGGCGAGTCGACGCTCTAGGACGCTGGCACTTTTAGGCAGTAGGCTATTCATCCGTGCCCCCGCTTGTTACCGTCCAACTGGTACAGGATGCCGCTTGGGTTTTATCCAGCACTACATCGGCCAAGGGTGAGGCGAGTTCGACGCGCTGCACGCCTTCCACATGCAGGGCGGCATAAATGGCACTGAGGCGAATATCTCGCCCGAGTCGGGTTTGGCTGTTGATATAGGTTTGTAAACTCTGCTTTGCCGCGCTCATAATTGGCTCGGCTTCCGGCCCCGGATAAAAGTAGAGTGTGGCATCAATCTGATAAGGGATAATCTGCGCACTTTTCACCGTTAGACGGTCGGCGACAGGTCGCACGCTTTCGTCATTCAGGGCCTTATCAACCAGCGCAAGCAATTCACTGTCCGCGCTGCCATCCCCTTCGCGGCTTAAAATCGTCACCACCACTTCGGCAGGGTTTGGACTGATAGCGCTGGCATCGGCGACCCGCCCGTCAGTGCTCTTAGCATGGAACTCATACGCAGCAGTTGGCCCGGCAACAGATAACCCCTCAAAGGCTGCCGGAATGCGCAGCCGTAAATCATCGTCGGTTTCCATGACCGCAGCCGTCGGCGGGGTTGTAGTGTTATCCGCCGGGGTAATGGTTAGTCGCTGCACATTGTAGTTAGCCGCTAACTGGTCAAGGTCACTGGTGAGCGAGTAGGCGACCATCACGGCTTGCGCGGCTTCGTTGAGGCGTTGACGCAACAGTAATTCGCGGTAAACACTCTCTTGTAACAGCTTGGTGATGGGTTCCGATTCGAGCGCCAAGGTGCGGGTAATCGCGTCCTGTTGGTCGGCAGGATAGAGGGCAATCAATGCCTCTTTGCGCTCGGTAAGTAGCGTCTCAAAATCGGGCACCTCAACGATTTGTGGTGCGGGCAGTTGTGATAAATCAATAACGGCCATCTTATGCCCCTGTATTAATAGAGAGTGAAACGGATTGCCCGGAGGCTTGCTGACCAGTGATTTCAACGACCATTGAGCCATCATTGCTGCTGCTTATCGTCACACTGCTCAAGGTTAAACGCGGCTCCCAGCGAGTCAGCGCGGTATACACTGCCGCCATTACCTGTAAGCGCAACGCGGGGTTTTGCGGTTGGTCAATCAGTTCAAACAGTAGCGAGCCATAAGTGCGGCGCGCGAGGCGTGAACCTTGTGGCGTTAATAAAATATCGCTGACCGATTGGCGCAGATGGGCAATATCCTCAATGGCTCGACCGTCTGAGCTGTTCATCCCCAAATAACGACTCATACAGGGCCTCCACTGAGATCGCCGCCAGACTTCACGGCGCTATGTTGGTGTTTATCTACGATGACGCCATTAGACGACATCGCACCGCCGCCCTGTGTCACGGCACCGTTAATCACCACGTCGCTATTAATGCGGGTTTGCTCGGCCTCGACATGAAACTGCGGCGTTTTATAGGTCGCGCTTACGCTCGCTTCGACTAGTAGCGATTTAATGCCAGTGACCTGTAATTGTCCGGTCGCCGGGTCATAACTAAACAGCGCGCCATCGTCATACTCAATGACCTCAGCGGTAAGACTGTTACTCGGTGGCGGAAACTGGTTGGAGTAAATCGCGGGCAGCGCAAAAGCGGTGTCGAGATTACCGCCTAGACTTAACAGCACCACTTGCTCGCCCACAGACGGGCACCACCAAGAGCGGGTTTTTCCGGCGCGAAAGGTCAGCCAATTAATCCAATGGGTTTCAAGCTCGCCGACTTTTACTCGGCATAGCCAATTATCCGTATCGACCTCGGAAATTATTCCGGTGCGGATCAGATTGGTGATAAGGCGTAAAAGTTCGTTGAGTTGTGCATTCATGGGAATAATGATGCCATTATTTTTTTGCTATAAAATCCATTGCCATTTGTATCAAAGATGGTACAAAGTTATTTTAAACTCTACGGCTTAACCTTATGATTAAGAATGCACACTTAAATGAAGGCTTTTTTCTACTGGGTTCAAATATCAATCTTTTTACGATAATAACAGCCTTGAGTGCTCTATTTTCAATAGCTTTAATCATCTCAACATTGAAAACAAAATATGATGAGGCAATGAAAAGTGATAAAAAAAGGATTAAGTTAATACCTAGATATTTATTCCTTGTGAAAATTAGAACAGATTCAATACCAAAGTTTAATAAATTTTCGAGTTTGGGTTCAATCATCCTGCTTGGGTTGTTTATTATTTACTTTTCCGTTATTTTTAGTCATATGTTACTTCCTAAGGATACTTTAATCCTACAGTTAAATAAAACTAAGGAATGGTTTTATTTAGATAAAAATAGGGCAAGTAGCACCAGTCCCTTCTCTTTTTTTAATATGGAAAAGTGGAGCATTGACTATAATGAATGTAAGCTTAACTACAATCCAAGTGAAATTAAAATTAATTACTCGAAAGAAGTTTTTGACTTCACATGTAACTTGTTAAAATCCAATGAAAAAGATAAGTTCTTTAGTGAGCAATTAAAATCAGAAGGGAAGTTAAAAACTTTTCTGAAAATTGAGTTTTCTATTATACTAATTGTTTTTGCTTGGTATTGGATAAAGCTTTGTTTTTATACGTATTATAGCTGGAAAATAAAACGCATTATATTAAAAGAACATGAAATTGCAGTGAGCTATATAAACCCTCCTGAAAAAGAAAAACGATGAGTAAACACTAATTTTTATTTTCATTAATAAAACGGATTAACGTATCTTTTGTTAAGGTTTCTACGCTGTCATTAACCCCGAGTAAGCGGCGAGCGGGATATTGCGCCATTGGTCCATTACGCCTCACCCGGTCACGCAATCCGTAATGATGAACCCTTGCCGTGTGTTGGACTTGGCTGATAAACCCGACAGTTGCAGTGCTCGTGTCAGACGTCGCTTTAAGATATTTCGCCATACGTAACTTGCTAAACATCTGGCGTTTAATGCGACCTTTTTTACTCCGTGCGGTGACTTTACGCGGGATAAAGGATTGTCCATCCGGATCACGTTGTAGGCGAATATTGGCTTGCTGATTACACCGCACCTCCCGGGCTAATTCGCGTAACATCTTTTTGCGCGCGGCGGGTTGTAGGTTCTCAACCAGTGCAGACAGCCACGCATCAACCTCGCTCAGTTCAGCCATGTTTCACCGTCCACATTTCCTCGGGTGGCTCGGGTTCGTCAACCGCTATAACGCTTGAAATACTGCCATCGCTATTGACGATCACTCGCTCGGTGAGGTGTAAGTTAATGCTAATGTCGCACGCCTCGTTATTGAGAATATCGACCTCAAAACTGAATAACTTTTCGCGCAGTTCCGGGTTATTGAGCGCATCGGATTGATTGACCTGTAGCCAAGCGATAATCGGGGCCATTAAAAGATTTTGGTCGCCGCTAAAATCCTCAATCACGAGGTTTAACACATAGCGATATTCCCACGACATTGAGGGTGCTGCCGTAGTGACCAGCGAGCCATTATCAATAAAAACGTGCAGCTTATCGGGATTGGCTTGCAGGTACGGTACGGCTTTGCTGAGCGCTTGGCGTAAGTGTTTTGGTTTGTTCACTCATTTTCTCCTGACAGGTAACAATCATATCGACCTTATCGGCACAGCTTGCCCATGCAGCCTCGCTCTCATTGAGGGCGGTCCATAGTTGCCCGTTATCGTTGGGGGCTGATTTGGGAAGCTGGCAGCGGGTGATTGTCGGACAGCCATTGACGGTAATCTTCACCTCGGGAGAAGGCCGGTCGTTGCTGCAAGCGGATAACATCATCAGGCAGCTTAGTAGCAGCCCAATTGCGCAGGGTTTCGTTTTCACGGGTAAGCACCTCGATGGTGTGCAGCCGTTCGCGAAGTAGCGAACTGTTTTTTTCGGCAGTGGCGTAGAGTTCGGTTTGCGCGTGGCTGTTGGTTTCAGTGAGTATTGACAGTGCGATCAGTTGGCTATTCTTATCGGCTATTTTCTCTTTGTTGTTCTGCAAGTCCTGTTGCTGTAGGTCGATGGTGTGATGGGCTTCATGGAGTCGCCATGACAGCCCGCCAACCAAGAGGCCGATAACGACGACAAGAGTAATGACTATGCGGCTCATTATTGTGCTCCTTGTAAGCACCAGTTCATTTCGCGTTGCCGCCGATTATCGACACCTTGGTTGAATACCCCTTTGACATATACCCAGCGCGGGAGCTGCAAACAGGCATCAGTGAAGCGTCTTTGATTGGCGAGTTTGATTAAGGTTGAATCACAGGCTTTCGTCGTACCGACGTTAAAAGAAAATGAGACTATCGCGTCAAAGACTTTTTGCGGCGGCGTGACCAGCAAACATTGCGTTAACGCGTTTTCGGTATTCATTACATTGGTAATGAAGTTATGCGCCGCTTGTCGCTCGCTGATAGTTTTGCCGGGTATGACGCCCTTCGTGTTGCCGATCCCATCAGTCCACACTCCGGCACTGCATTGGTAGGGTTGTAACCGACAGCCTTCAAAATCGGCAATTAGCCTTAGCCCTTGCGGTGAGGTATGCAGCGTTTGCATCTGCGGTAAGGTGGCGACAATCGCCAGCACCGCGCCGACCATACAGCGCTTAACGATTTGCGGCGTCATACTCCTCCCGTGTCACTTTTCCACTGCGTAGCAGGACTAAGGCTTGGTGTTTGTAATACCAGCTAATCAGCACCATCACGACCCCTAAGCCCATGCCGACAAGGGTTGAAATATCTTTCAGTGAGAGATCACCGAGCCACGCCATCGCGAGAGAGATACACCAGACGGTTAAGGTGCGAATTTTTTCCCACATTGCATTAATCCCACAATTGCACAGTCTGGCGCATCGGTGTTGTCACGCTGTCCGGTAACTCGACGAGTAGCCCGTGCGGTAAAAAAGGTGTGTGCTCGCAGAGTCCCGGATTGGCCGCAAGTACCTGTTCACTGACGCCTTGCGTGCGCCCATAATGACGCCAGCAAAGCTCATCCACCGTGTCATATTGGCGCGCACGCACTTTCATTAGATAAGCTCCACGACACAATGCGGCAGGTCTTGCACACGGCTGATTGCCCAACGTGCATCACGCCATAAATCATCACCGACTTTCTCTAGCTCGGTGCCGCGCTTACTCCCCGATGCCGTCGCGTCATAATCGGCGTAACGCTCATAAAGCACCGCGCGCACCCAGCACCAGATCGCATTAAGATAGTGATGGACCCGCTGGCTTTGGTTGCCAAGTTTCGAGGCAGGCACCTCATCTAGATGGTTGTAACCCTGCAACTCTTGACGTTCGCGCCACGCATAAAGCTCGGTATTGACTTCACTCATGGCACTGAGCACTACCTGCTTTAACCGCTCGGGGGTTACGGTGCCATCGCTGCGCATCACTTTGGCGTATTGCGCTAAATTCACTTCCGGCCAAAAGCTGTTATTCGGGATCACCTCCGGGGTGCCCTGACTTGTCTCAGGCGACACAAACTGCATGGCCTTTCTCCTTAATAGGTGGGCGGTGAACGCAGCGTTGATGAAATATAAAACCTATCGCGGCTGCGTGCCGCCCTACGCGTTGGCGTTGGGTTAGCCGTTGGCGTGCTGTAAGCGTTTAACCAACTGCTCTATATCCTTTTTCACTCCGCATCTGTCATGCAGGGCAAGGGCTTGATTGAGGTGATTAAGTGCCGCCATAGGACTGACCTCTCGCAGCACATAGCCGATAGCCTTGTGTAACCGCGCCAGTGATGGGTCGGGCATGTCGCAGCCCTCAGTCACACTTAAGACGCGCAGCAAGATGTCCGCCGTAAACGCTTGTTTGGTGGCGAGTGCTTTGAGCGCACTGTCGGAAATCTCCTCGACCACCCATGTGGCGACATTACGCGGTGTTGGCATCGGCATTACCCAGCGATGCGTTAAGGCGTGCTCGGTAATACGCAGCGCTAAGTCAAAATCTCCCGCGTCAATCGCCCACACCATCACATAAAGCAACACATCATCCTGTCGCTCGCTATTGGCCTCAATCACGCCGTTGATCCATGCAAAATATTTGGGGAGTAAGGTGATTTTTATTTCGGCTTTGCGCACATGAGACTGAATCCCCTTTAATCGGCGACGGTCTTCATTGAGCTGCATTAGCATCAATTCATAACCGTTCACGTGCCGGGCAGAGCCTCCCAAACGGGAGGCGGATTCTGCCTGAATACGCAGCCGATGTTGCCGGGCAGGACTCAGGCTCATGGATTAGCCTCCCTCTTTTTGGTTGGCGTCTTGTTCTGCATTAGCTTGCGAATCGTCAGCCTTACTCGCCGTTACCGCACCGACCAGTGAAATGTTCTCCACTAGTGCCGCGCAGCGGTAGTCTTCGACCACATAGGCTTCGTTAACCGATTCATAGTTCTCAATCTGGTCACGCTTGGCGTTGTCGATAATGGTGCGACGTCGGCTCTCTTCCTGCCAATAAATGGAGAGGTTATCTAAACGGGTGATAAGTAATGCATTCGCGGGGAAGTACGGCGCGCGCACCGCTTGTAAGCCGCCCATGCGTTTTTGGCTGATAATCAAATCTGCCGCCAGTTTCTCGCTATTTGCTTGCTCGGCGTTGACCAGTGGGAAATATTTATCGGCCAGTAACTCACGACCACAAATGACAACCAGCTCGTCATCATCTTGGCAAATTGGGTCAATAAGCTCGTTAACCGCATCCATCACTAACGCATCAAGGTTTAGATAGGTCCCGCCAGTACCAATTTTGACGGGTTGAGCGGTTGTTACGCCGTCTTGGGTCTTGCTACCCATCACATGATCGGCGGCATCTTCGCGCAGTTTTTGCAGCCAGCCTTTATTGACGTCTTGCAGTAGCGGATTTTTCACCCGGTCGGAGGTCTTCGCACGTTGGGTACCGTTAAAGCCAATCATGATACGGTCAAGCGCTTGGCGCTTAATGATGGCGTTACGAATGCGGGTCTGGAAGTCTTGGAACTTCGCCCACAAATCCAACTTGGCATAGGTGATCGCCGTGTCAAAGTTGGTTTGCTCGCATTTGTACTCAACGCCACTCATCACCATCGGATCACTGGCTTGGCGGTCTTTGGTCGAGGTGTCGGTCGTGCCCGCAATGGTGCTGCCAACGCCCAAGCCTAAAAGCTGGCCAGATTGGTCAGTTACGCCGATCACGTTGATAAGTGTAAGGAATGCAGCACTTTGTTGGATTTGGTCTTCGAGCGTTTGCGCCATTGCGGGTTCAACGCTGAATTTGCTATGAAGCTCAGACGCCTCAACGTTATAAATTCGCGCTAACTGAGTCAGGTAGCCATTAAAGGCAAAACGGGTGTTCTTTTTCATCGGGGTAATCGCTCCGTTAGCAATTGGTCAGGTTTTCGGTAGGCTCTTGGCGACCCGGTGCGCGTTGGCGGTAATCAGTGCGCGAATCGGCTTTCTCAAGCTGTGCCTTGAGTGCATTAAACGCAGTCTGCTGGGCCGCTAACTGCTCAGTGAGGGCTTGCAAGTCGCTGGCTTGCTCGTTGAGCGTTTTGGCGGTTTGCTGGCTAAAGGTTTGCTGCTCGGTAGCCACCAATTCCACGGCTTGATGCACATCGCTAAAGCGCGCATCGTCACTTTTCTGCTTTTTGGCAAACATCGCGGTGACACGGCTTAGTAAGGTCGGCTTTTCTTCCGGTAGCTCTTCAAGTTCGATTGTGGTTTCAACCGCCGCCGTAAAGAGGTTGTCTTTATGCTGCTTGCGCTTGGCGAGAGGGTTGTGCTCCGCTTTAGCACTAAAGGTAAGCATTTCAGTGCCAAGGCTTGCCGGGTCATCGGTAGCGGCAAGTCCTGCGAGATAGGCTTTTCCGGTATCGGCGAATTGCGGACTAACTTCCATTGAGGTGAAAATCTTTTGACCTTTTTTGACCAGCTCAACCAATGCGTCGGTTGGCAGAATATCGGCATAGAGGGCCATTTTTCCTGATAATGGGCCATCTTTAATTTCTTCTGCGGTCAATGCCGCAACGGTACCGTAGCGATTAAAGATACTGGTCGGATCGTAAGCCTTGATATGCTCAAGGTTAATCTGCGCGGTATAGAATTCGGGGTCATAACTGGCGGCCATTTGCACCAGCCAATCACGGGAGATTTCGCGACCGTCTGACGTGGCACCTTCCACACCAATACGAAAACGCTTTGCTTTCACTGCCATAGCTGTGCTCCGATTAATAAAATGCTGCGCTCATTCGCAGTTAGGAGCCTTATGTTTGCGGTTTCTGATTGGCTGAACAATCAGCGCCTCTTGTGGGGTTCACTACACAAAACGCGCCAAGCGAAAGGTTTAGATTCAGGCCGTAATCTTGTGCCATGAACATGACCCCGACGCCCGAAGAACTCGATCCCCGCAGACAAGCCTTGTTGCTTTACTTTCAGGGGTACCGCATCGCCCGCATTGCCGAAATGCTGGGCGAGAAAGCCGCGACCGTGCACAGTTGGAAAAAGCGCGATAAGTGGGGCGAATACGGCCCGCTTGAGCAGATGCAAATCACCACGGCCGCTCGCTATTGCCAGCTCATTCTCAAGCCGCAAAAGGAGGGGAAAGATTTTAAGGAAATTGATTTATTGGCCCGCCAATCTGAGCGCCATGCACGCATCGGTAAATTCAATAATGGCGGTAATGAAGCCGACTTAAACCCCAATATCGCCAGCCGTAACAGTGGCCCACGCAAGCCCCCAGAAAAGAACGCCTTTAGCGAGGAGCAGTTCGAAAAACTAGAGTCGATTTTTCACGAGTCGATGTTTGGCTATCAGCGCCAATGGTGGGAGGCAGGGAATAAATTTGCGGTGCGTAATCTGCTTAAATCCCGGCAGATTGGTGCGACGTTCTTTTTTGCCCGTGAGGCGCTAGTCGATGCGCTAAAAACGGGCCGTAACCAGATTTTTCTATCCGCCAGTAAGGCACAGGCCCATGTCTTTAAGCAGTACATTATTGAGTTTGCTCGCGAGGTTGACGTCGAGTTAAAAGGCGACCCGATGACGCTGGGTAATGGCGCGTGCTTATACTTTCTCGGCACCAATGCCCGTACCGCGCAGAGTTATCACGGCAATCTCTATCTTGATGAATATTTCTGGATACCCAAATTCCAAGAGCTGCAAAAGGTTGCATCGGGCATGGCGCTGCATAAGCAGTGGCGCGAAACTTATTTTTCAACGCCTTCTAGCCTGACGCACAGTGCCTACCCGTTCTGGTCAGGTACGCAATTTAATAAGGGCCGCGCCAAGTCAGACAAAATCGACCTTGATATTAGTCACAGCGCACTGTCACGCGGGCGGTTGTGTGAGGACGGTCAATGGCGGCAAATTGTCACCGTAGAGGATGCGGTGCAGGGCGGCTGTAATCTGTTTGACCTTGAACAACTTCGCCAGCGCTACAGCCCGGAAGATTATCAAAACTTGCTTATGTGCATGTTTATGGATGACTTGGCCTCGGTGTTCCAATTAGCCATGCTGCAAAAGTGCATGGTCGATAGCTGGGAAGTGTGGGAAGACTTTGAGGCATTGGCGTTGCGCCCGTTCGGCTGGCGCGAAGTGTGGATCGGTTACGACCCCGCCAAGGGCACACAAAACGGTGATAGTGCAGGGTGTGTGGTGATCGCCCCGCCTGCCGTGCCGGGCGGTAAGTTCCGCATCCTTGAGCGTCATCAATGGCGTGGTATGGATTTTAGGGCCCAAGCCGAGGCAATCAGACAACTTACGCTGCAATATAACGTTACCTATATCGGTATCGACTCAACCGGCGTTGGTTTAGGCGTTTATGAGAACGTCAAAATGTTCTTTCCGATGGTTAAAGAGTTTGTCTATAACCCCACGGTGAAAAACGCTTTAGTGCTCAAGGCTTACGACACCATTAGCAGTGGCCGTTTAGAGTTTGATGCGAGCCACCTTGATATTGCGCAATCCTTTATGTCGATCCGCAAAACCACTACGGCCAGCGGCAATCGCCCAACCTATGAAGCCAGTCGCAGCGAAGAAGCGAGTCACGCCGATTTAGCGTGGGCGACGATGCACGCCTTAGCCAACGAACCCCTACAGGGCGAAGCCGCCCATACTGGCAATATTATGGAGATTTTTTAGATGAGCAAACGTAGAGGCAAAAAAGCATTGCCAGTAGTGAGCGCGACGGCCCAAGACAACACGGCGACCCGCGCCGAGGCGTTTAGTTTTGGCGACCCGATCCCGGTACTCGACCGTCGCGAGCTGTTGGATTATGTCGAATGTATTCAGCTCGACCGTTGGTATGAGCCGCCCGTGAGTTTCGACGGCTTGGCGCGTACCTTTCGTGCGGCAGTGCATCACAGCTCGCCGATTCAGGTTAAGCGCAATATTTTAATCAGTTCGTTTATCCCGCATAAGCTCCTCAGCCGCCAAGCCTTTAGCCGTTTTGTGCAAGATTATCTGGTCTTTGGTAATGCCTATCTGGAAAAGCGCACCAATCGCCTTGGGGGGATTATTTCACTTGAGCCAGCACTAGCAAAATTCACCCGACGAGGCACCGATTTGGACACTTACTGGTTTGTGCAATATGGCTTTAACACTGAGCCGTACCAGTTTACGCCCGGTAATGTTTTTCACCTGATGGAGCCGGATTTAAATCAGGAGATTTACGGTCTACCCGAATATCTCTCTGCAATTCCCTCTACCTTACTCAACGAGTCGGCAACCCTGTTCCGTCGTAAGTATTACATCAACGGTTCACACGCGGGCTTTATCATGTATATGACCGATGCGGCGCAGAACCAGGAGGACGTCAACAACATCCGCAGCGCAATGAAAAGCGCGAAAGGCCCCGGTAATTTCCGCAACCTGTTTATGTACTCGCCGAACGGTAAGAAAGACGGGATTCAGATTATCCCGCTGTCAGAGGTCGCGGCCAAAGATGAATTTCTCAATATCAAAAACGTGAGTCGTGACGACATGCTGGGCGCGCATCGGGTACCGCCGCAGATGATGGGGATCATGCCGAATAACGTCGGCGGGTTTGGGGATGTTGAGAAAGCGAGCCGCGTCTTTGTGCGTAATGAATTGCTGCCATTACAGAAACGCTTTGAGGAGTTGAACGAGTGGGCGGGCGAGGAAATTATTCAGTTTGCGCCTTACTCACTGGAAGATGACAGCGAGACTACGCAGTAAAACTAGACCACCTCTTTAAACGCAATGAGAGCGCCCTGATAAGGCGCTCTTTTTTTTGCGTGTCGCAATCAGGCACGAGCTGCCGACCTCTCAGGGGGCTGCTGAGGCGCTGGCAGAAAAGGCCATTAACCCCCTCGGCGCGCGCTCGCCCGCCCGCCTGCGCTCTTCACTTAACGATCTTTTTTTCATGCACTTTGCGATCCATTAAAAAACCCGCATGACGCGGGCTTTAGGACGATTTTGAGTGCAAGGGACTCATGCGTTTTCATGCAGTATATGCATGCACTTGCTTTAATTTAGTCCGTATAGCTCAGAAAGCCTTAACCTTTCTAAATTAAATTCCTCATCTATGTTAGAAAAGTCAGGCAATGAAGTAATCAAATCTTGAACTCGATGAATCACTTTCCACGCGTCATAATGAATAAATGGGTTCATACCCATAACATTTCCAGCATCTGGAATAGTCGAGGTCTTTGCATTATACAGTGAGGTGAATTTTTCTACGGCTAAATCTTTGTCCCAATCCGACACGAAAAGGAGTAATGCAGACAAAGCTAGCAGTTGATTACTTCTAGATATTGAAGAATAGTTTCTGAGTCTTCTTTTTAATACATCGTAGTTTTTTATTATTTCATCTGACAGTTTTAATGCTGCTAAATATTTATCATTAAGATCTCTTCTGTCAAATGTTTGTAGCCCCCTATCCTTTAAAACTAGCCGATGAGCCTGACGGGCTAAAGTATTGCTGAACCACATAAGCCTATCGTTTTCTCTATCCTTTATATCAATATTTAAAAATGCGGGATACTTTTTACTTATTGACTTATATACCTCATCATTCAAACTGAACCCAGGCTCGTATTGATCACCTTCTTGAAATTTATCAATGCCATCGTCTGGAGGTGACTGTAGAGAAGCTTTAAGAACATTGATAACGTGTGGACTATAGTTGATTACAACACTTCCTGAACCACGCAGATCGGTGAACCATTTTCTCATATCCCTTATATCGGCTTGGTTGAAAACATTGTTTTCTATACCGCGGCAAACTAGCTCTCTTACTAAAGAGGTCACAACTGAGCCATCTTTGCCAAAATTAGTGAATACATTTCTAGCAGAATCCCTAACTTTATCTGGGCCATTATAGTAATCACAAAATACTTTATGGGCATCAGTGTCGTTAGGTTTTCTAAATGCAAAATGCCCCTGTTTTATTTTTCTTCCTGTTTCCTTTGAATAGCCATCTGATACGAAGAAAGCACCTGTTACATTACACATAGGGCATTCTACATCTTCCTTCACGAACTCCCTGAAGTTAGTTAGGTCATTTGATATATTTTTTAGATACAATCTTTCTAATTGTTCTTTATCAAGCTCTCTACTAAATGTCTTTGAATAAACAGTGATTGGCATAGATAACACCTTAACTAATAATTAAATTTAAGTATCACTTTAGGAGCCCTGACTAGCTTTCTTTAAGTGAAGACATACAATCTCACCCAAAGGATACTTTAATCTTGATAAAATGTTACGCTTTTTTCTCTACTGAAAATCTACGAAATTCTCTTAATTCAACCAGCTATCGTCTTCCCAAAATTACTCCAGAATGTCCATCACATTTTTTTCTCGCTGTCGCATTTAAGCTCGCTAATGTCTGTCCCATCGGCGCTACCCTTACAAATTCTGACTGCTGTTTTCGGATAAAGGGACATGAGGTTTTTATAAATTTTGACTCAAGAGCCTCTAAGACGGGTTGAGCTATTTTTTTCTCTTTGTTGACCACGATTTCAATGCGCATAACTCACCTCTCAATTTACAGTATCTTGCCCAGCAAAGCGTTTTTCGTATTTTTTTAACCTAACGACAAGATCACTACACAGTTCTGACATCCACTGAATGGCTAGGATTTTCTCCTCATCACTGCACTCGCTATCGGCTACCAATCTGAGAAAAAAATCTATGCGCTGGAGCTTAACTGACTCCATAAAGTAATCGTGCATTGCTAATCCCTCAACTTCATAAATACTGTTTATATGTACAGTATATATTTTTTTATGTTACGAAAGTGTTTTTTACGCAACTTATTTGATTACGCTCAACTTATTATTTTTTATCTGTTTAGCGATCGATTTCATTTTCTCGGCGAAATCTATACCTCTCTTTTTGAGGTAAGGGCGAGCTAGGTCACCAGAAGCGAGGCAACGGTACAACTTACCCTCGATTTTTAGCTGCGCCCCTTTAACAAGGCACAGTGCTTCGCCATGCGTTAGGTGTCGGCCACTCAAATCATTGACCTGAACAGCAACATTTTCGCATGCCGCTTCGACCTTAACTGGCCACTTCATTTTTTTCTTTGGCTTGTTAACCTTTTCTGGCTTTATCCGATTAAACATTCGTCGCATCTCATTCTTGGTCATGCCATTAAAATCAATCTTCTGGTCACTTCCCGGTGAACTTGAATCTGAAGATCTCAGAACCTCCGTACAGTTATTGACAGAACTCCAAGGGGACTCGTTCGCGTCCCTAGGGTCAACGGCCAATTCAACGGCACGCTTCGGTACAATCTTCCAATTAATCAACCGTGTGATAATGGGGGTATCTGTCCCAACGTCAGTGGCATAGACGCCTTTAATTTTTACCGTTTCCTCACCGTATTGATTCAGCTCGTCATTAGCTTCGTACCATGTTCTAACTGCCAGCTCGTCGCGCTTAACAAAAGGACCACCCTGAGCGTTTACGTAATCAGCCCATTGACCATCGTCCGCAGCATCATGAACCGCAGCAAACTCTACGCTTAATCCGCGCGCGAGTTCTTTGTCTGCCATACGTCGCAACTCACGATAAACCGTGACAGGTGCACCGCCGACAAACTGAAACTGACGAATATGCCAGCGAGCTGCCCACGCTGAGACTGCTGGCGCGGTTTCTTTTAACTCTTTGCCGCTTTCATCATCCAGCTCACCATCAAGAGCATAACCGTCGATATTTTTTGAAATATATTTCGCTACATATCCGGTTGCACTCCCTTTATCAGGATCGATAGCCTCAGCATGAAAGCGCGCTTTACGAGCCTTATCTGATTTCAACTCGAAGCTATCTTCTTGATACACGTAATGACGTATTATTTTACGTACTCTTTCTACATCCTCTGGACGCATAAACATCAACATATGCCAGTGCGGGGTGCCATCGTGGTGCGGTTCGGCGACTCGAATACCGAAGATTCGTAATTCTTCGCGATGCAATTTGGCACGAATACGCTGCCACACATTACAAAGATAGTTTTGGGTTTCAGAAGGGCTGTCACCATTCCACTTACGGTTACGGTGTCCAGTTTTTACAGTGGCGTGATACTTTGACGGTGCGGTAATAGTATAAAATTCACCAACGAATCCCAGTTGATTACAGACATCTTCAAAGCCACGAATGCGCGCCATTAACTCACAACGACGTATTGCGGGATTAGCCACTGAACCGTCGTATTTATCGAGCAGATTAATGCGATTCCCCTCATCATCTTGCAGCTCCATCGCTTTAAGAAATTCACGTGTGCGACGCTTTTGTTCTCTCCATTCAGAGATGGCCGTTTTACTGGCGTACGGTGAATGCTTCTTACTGACATTTGCGAGAGCAATATGCAAATGCTCCCGCCAATCACTCGCGATGCGGCGTAATTTGGTTTTCCACCATCTGTCGGTTTTCATTCGTAGAATGGCGGGCGTAACCTCTTCGGGGTCGAACAAACGCGAGGTGACTTTCTCCCATAAAGGCGGCAATTGATTGAATGCTTGTGTAATGGCTGCGGCGGTCATATAGACGCGGTGGGTATATTGATAATCAGATTCTGCGCTAGCTTGCTCATGGACTTGGACTATTTCAGCCATGATGAAATTGGCAATATCACCGGCCAGTAAGTCAATATCGGCCCTTGCCATATCTGGGAGGCGATTAAAACGGTTAATTAACTCCCATAACGTTCCGTTTACTCGTGCCGAGCCTTGGTTAATTCCGGCGTTGTGCGTTAATAAATTTGAGGTTTTAACCATTATTTGGGTGAGTTGATACTTCTCATTTACCTGCTTGACCCGTGGCAATGTGCGCTCAACAAAGGTTTTAGTTAAGTACGCATTGGCACGGGCAATGCCTTGTTGTTTTTCTAACTCCGCCATCCGACGCTTGACGTCGTATTTAATCATTGTCGGTTGCTTATCAAGAATATCCTGCGCACGCAGCAGCGCCGCGATCATTTGGTCACGGCGATAGATTTCTTCATAAGTAGGGTAAGGGTTGGCGATAGCTTCCCGTGGAGCGTTCCACGGGTAGGCATATTCTTCCGAGTTAACGCTCACACTTTACCTTTGAAATGTTTGCTTTGCGCTTCGGTAATTTGCTGACAATGCACGCAGCGCTCAACACCAATCAATGTACGGCGGCGCGGCTCTGGGATAGGCATATCACAATCAATACAGAAACTACGCGATGGCAGTTTTTGCTTGTTAAGGACGTTAGCTAAATTACGCTGGCGCATTTCTTCGGTGCGCTCTTGTACTAAATCCATTGAGTCGGCCATTAGTGCAACTCCTGCGATTCTTGCTCATAACGTGCAGCCTCTTGGCGCAGCAATTCGGCGGCTTCAACACCTGTTAGCTCATTACTGGCGATATGAGCTGCCAACTTATCTAAACGAACGGAGGCCATTAACGCGCGGTCTTTACGCTCTTCGTCTTTGGCCTTAGCCAGTAACGCAACTAACGCGTCGCTATCTGATTTGATTTGATGTTTTTGGATATTTCGCATCGTTCTAACTCCTGAATTTAGGCAAAGGAATGCCCGGCGAGTTGACGCCATTTAATTAACGATTTTATTTAGTTGGGTAAGGCTATTCGCTTAGGGAATAAACTCACGACTGCTTTTAGTTGATTCATCGCTGAAACTAGCGCTGTCCTTTCGTCAGTCGTCAATTCACTCAGCGATAAGTGGTGCTTATTTGTTGGTATCTTTGCTAAATAAAATATTGCTGACAGGGTACGAATATTCTCCTCGTTATTTGAATCACGGGGATCACGCATATCATCAATAAACCGTTCGACCTCTTTCCAGCTATCACCCCAAAACTGCCCGCGAATAGCGGCTATGTGATTTAACGCCAAGACACGTTGACCCGCATTAAGTTGCACAGTGTTTGCACCTTCGATTGCCATGTGTTCACCTTCTTGCGTGTGGTTAATGCTTTTAATAAGTCAGACTGAGAACGGCTAGGGTGAAAAAGCTTTCCATCAGCACCGATAATCCAACCGTATCCATAAGACATAGACGGACTTTGTTTCTTAAGTCTTCCTGCGAATGAAATCATGTTTACCTCAGCTAATTCCGATTGATGCGCCAATACCGCTGATCGCGTCTACTGTCGTGCTTAACGTAGGGCTTGAGTGAATCCGTGATTGCACAGCAATCGCAGCCAGTGTTAAGCAACGAATCCCCATGTTTACGCTGTTCATCACATTACGGCGAGTTGCGTTACATATTGCGCCTTGGTTTGCGGCATTGGCGGCTAACATTCCGACTTCTGCCGTTGCCTTGAGAACGTAAGTGGGAAATTTCTCGTCCGCGACTTCGTTTACTGGAACGCAAGGAAGGCAATTTAATTGAGCTAGTGCGCCATCAACTAAAGCCGAGTCCTCTGTTAAGTCGGTAAGCGTAAGCAGCTCTTTCACCGTTAATTGGTGCACTTGCTCAGGGTTTAACTTATTGCGCAGGGTTTGCGGTTGCATTCCTGCTTGCTCTGCAAGTTGCTCAAGATTGTGTCTCTTGGCGAACCCTGAACATGCATCATCGAAGTGCTTATGTATGGAAACCTTAAAATCAAACATGTTTGAATTCCTTTAATATCCCATAATGGAATTATTAGGCTTGCATTGTGACTTCGCAGCCCTGAGCCGCTTCAATTGTTAAGGCAAACATATTCACTTCGATCAGACTGTTTACACCTTCTTTTTTTCTGATTGGTAAGCGATTTTCCTTAATCATTTGACGTGCATAGGTAATTTTATAACCAGTACGACGGCAGAATTCATCAAGGGTGATGTAGGGTTCTGAAATCACAAGGTTGATGCTCGGGCGCATTGATATATTTCGGCTCATGATGCAATATTCCTCTAATTGAGATAATCCACACTATTTAATAGTATTCAACACTATTACTGTGTTCACGAAACAGATGTTAGGATCACAAAACGCCAATGTCAAATAATAAAATCACAATTCGCCATGTTGATGGCGATGTAAAATCATTAGTCATGCAAAATAGAGGTGGTCAAAAAGTTATTGAAAGGTTGCTAGAAGCATATGGATTCAAGTCACGACAGGCTTTTTGCAATCATTTGCATATTTCACAAAGCACCATGGCTAACCGTTATGCACGTGATACTTTCCCCGCAGACTGGATCATCATATGCAACCTAGAGACAGGGGCATCACTAAACTGGCTAGTCACAGGCAAAGGAGTGATGTTTGAAGGCGATAAACAGGATGGAATTATAAAGCTTAGTCATAGAGTAATCACAAATGGGGTTATGGCTGACCATGATGAGATGTCTTTTGATAAAAATGATCTCCCATCTACTCTAACCTCTCCATTCTGTGTTACCAGTGAAAGAATTCGCTACTTGGTTGACGAATACCATGGGAAAGTAACTGATGGACTCTGGCTAGTCGATATTGATGATATTGTAAGCGTCAGGGAGATATATCGATTACCTGGTGGAAGAATCAAGGTGGAGAACGGTAAAGCATCTTTCGAGTGCGATGCATCTGAGGTAAAGGTACTTGGAAAGGTAGTAACTAGAACGGAAGTTTTAGATGCATAGATTAAAGTCTTTGGGAATTTTATTGATTTCAATAATCTTTATTTTTCCTGAAATCGCTTATGGCACATTCTCTGAATCAAAAAAATACTCCATACCTGAGAGACTACAGGATCAGCTACATAAATTTGGTTTTAATGAAACCGAGCTTGAGGAGATTTCAGTAGATGGCGATATCTTATCTATTAAAATGGATTCAGAAGAGTTAGATACCTAA